GATACTCCCATCTGGAAGTTATACAAACAGAAGATGAAAGAGTACGGCGAACTAGAACGTGCGATCAAATCATCAAACTATTACCTAACGAGACCTAATGTTTAAGAACTCCAACGAATTTTCACTACACATTGAGCAGGTGGTCAAGGAGAAACGTGTCTCTTATATGGATGCGGTACTTGACTACTGTAAAGAAAACTTCCTTGAACCTGATGATGTTGCTAAGCTAATCAACAAGTCGCTCAAGGACAAAATTGAGATGAATTTCCGTGAACTTAACTACCTCCCGAAGCAAGCACAGCTTGATATTTAAGACTCTGTCTATTGTCGTCTGGACTATCATAGTAAGCGTTTGGTTGGGTGTTGCCTATATTTTCCTGAAGAACTTTGGGAAACAAGAGGGTGATACTATCATTATCAATTGCTCAATCTCTGAAATTTCTCCAGACTTCACACCTGAAATGAGAGAACTTTGTAGGAAAGCAAGAAGTGGACGGTTTTAAGGCTTACAAGTATTACATGGCTATTAAGCTGCACTTCACCAAAGACAGTTTCGATGTTTTCAAGAACCGTGGCAATATCAAAGGTACACGTGAAGCGTTTAACGCACGAAACGATCGATACATCTTTGAGAAGCTGGCACGCAAATATCCAGTTGATAAAGACCTCATTCAATTCTTCGTGGCTAACTTTGCGTATGGTAACGATACGTCTTTGTATTCCTATGAAGAAGCTGAAACTAATTTACTTGAGTGGCAGAAACGCAAGCAGTCAATCACAAAGATCTTTAGCGATGATTGCGGTACGATATTGCTAACTGCTCACAAGAACAAACTTAAAGAGAACGATCTATTTTATTTTACTTCCAACACATATCCAGGTATACTTAAGCTATTCCTTGGGAAACAAATCAGTATTGAAACTGTACGTATCCTTGATGACATGCTTGGTTTAGTTGAGAAGTGGAAAGAAAATTCTTCAATGATGTTTTTGTGGGAGAATGATATACGAAGAATCGAAAAATCCAAAGGGTTTGTCAAGTACGACAAAGAACGTGTGACTAAAGTTTTTAGTTCTTTCAAGGAAGAAGTTTCAGAGTTATAAAATGGGTAAGACCTATAAAAGTCAGAGTCATCGCTATGACGACGAGTTTGCCAGTGGGCGTTCAGGCAAGCATAAAAAACATTCCAACGGTAAGAAAACTGCTGGTATGAGAACGCTAAATAGTTTTGCTGGTGAAGAAGATTATGATGATCCCTTCGACGATGAAGTTGGGATTGTTGATGAAATTTACATTCAGCATATACAAAACGACAAAACGTAATACATTTTTATACAAAGGAAATACGATGTTTCAGCTACGACTTTTACAGTTGTCGAAATGCCATCTAAACATTGATGCGCTTCTACCTTCTTTGCCGCAGTGCGGACAAGTATAACTTTGTTTGAAGTTATGTCTGCCTTCTTCTATTCGGCGAAGTTGAACTCCCCCTCCGATAAAGTTGTGATTAAACCCATCGGGTTTAGCAACACCCTTACGTCTGGCAGACATTTTCTGAATAGTTTGTGGGGAATGTTTCTTTCCTGTTCTGGACTGCGACATTCTTTCGCGAGCCTCAGAGGTATGCTTCATCCCACAAAATGGGCTAGTGAAGTAACCTTTGGAAATAATTGGACAGCCGTCCAATTCTGATTCGGTGAAGATGAAAGTTTTTAGCGAATCAAAAACCTCATCATGTTCTGTTGCATAAATAGACATGCTGGGTACTCCTGTTGTAAGATTAGGTATCTAGAGGTAGTGGGAATTGCAGTTCCGTGACTACCAATCTATTTATCAAAATCATACTTTTATACTGCGTTTATACTAAAATAAAGGAAACACAAAATGGATATTCAAGCACTCCGTAAAATGCGCAACTCAGACTTCAGCAAGATCGCTGGAGAATTCGAGAAGATCGCAAACCCCCAATCTGAATCTAAGTCATATGTCGATGATCGCTTCTGGCGTCTCGAAGGTGACAAAGCTGGCAACGGTACAGCTACGATTCGATTCCTCCCACGTGTTGAAGGTGATGAACTCCCATGGGTTCGTATCTTCTCTCATGGCTTCCAAGGTCCGACTGGTAAGTGGTACATCGAGAATAGTTTGACTACTCTTGGTGAGAACGATCCTGTTGGTGAGTTAAACACTCGCCTGTGGAACTCTGGTTCTGAAGCTAACAAAGAGATCGCACGTAAGCAAAAGCGTAAGCTGTCTTTCACTGCCAACATTCTTGTGGTTAGCGATCCAAAGCATCCTGAGAATGAGGGTAAGGTATTCTTGTTCAAGTTCGGTAAGAAGATCTTTGACAAGATTATGGACAAGGCTCGTCCTACTTTTGAAGACGAAAAGCCTGTGAACGTTTTTGATCTTTGGGAAGGTGCCAACTTCAAACTGCGTATGCGTAAGAAGGATGGTTACGCGAACTATGATGAGTCCGCATTCATGGAACCTTCTGCTATTTCCGAGAACGAAGATGAACTTCTGCGTATCGTTAATAGCCAGCACAAACTGTCTGAGTTCTTGGATCGTAAAAACTTCAAGTCTTACGATGAACTCAAGAAGAAGCTGGAAGAAGTTCTTTCTGGTGATAGCTTCGCTAGCAAGTCTGCTGCAGAGATCGCTGAGGAAGAAGATCGTCCTGTTCGTGCTGCGCCAGAGCCAGCAAAGTCTGCTCCGTCTTTCACTCCGAAAGCAAGCAAACCTGCTCCTACTAGCGTAGAAGATGACGACGATGATGTCATGGCGTACTTCGAGAAGATCGCCAAAGAAGACTAATTACGGAACCACTTAAGTGGTGTTCGCTGGGGCTACCTTCGGGTAGCCCTTTTTGCATTTAGAATGCCCAGCGAGACTGCATATACTTGTTGACAGTGCTGTCAGTATTGCGTGGAGGAAGTTTGACTGGACTGTTCTGCACAGTCTGATTGTTGTTGATGGTAGGTGCAGCCACAACAGCAGAAACACCAGCAGATTTACCCATGTCTAGTTTAGCTTGTTCGTTATCACCAGACTGCTTAGCTACTAAGTTACCTGTCTGTGGTGCTTCAGGTGGAGTGATCATTGGCTTTGTGCCAGCTTTTTCAGCAGCTTGTACACGTTTAGTTTCTCTGATTGCATCAACTAACTTTTGCGCTTCATCGATCTTACCAGCTGAAACTAAAGATTCAATCTTGTTGTACTGTCCCTTAGAAACTTCAATCTGTTCGCCATCAGCAGTACCAATCTTGTAGGTGTCAGAACCAAACAGACCACCAGCAACTCTTGTTCCTTGGATCTGATTCATAGAGACATTCTCACCATTGACAGATTCGCCACTGCCCATGAATGAACCAGTTTCAAGACCTTTCTTAGTGAATAGAGCACCTAGCATAGTAGAACCAAGAACAGACTTATTTGCTGTTATGCCTTGAGTCATCTTGCTTGTGCTACCTGCAGCAGACTCTGTTTGAGTTAGAGAAGTGTTTGATCCTACTTTCTGATCAGCAAGTACGAATGCGTTAGGGTCTTTAGCGATAATCTCTGCACGAACTTCTTTGCGGATTTCATTTGCTCGTTTAGAACCAAACTCTACACCTTCAGCTTGCATTCGCTTGGCTACTTCAGCTTCCATGTTCTGCGCTGCTTCTTTACCAGAAGTGCCAGTATTGAAGACATTCTTAGCAGAGTCGATTAGATTACCAGCCCAGTTCTTAGCTTGACCTGCTTTTTCACCAAGCCATTCACCACCCTTACCACCTAACCAGCTGCCACCAATAGCACCAACAGTAGCGCCGATTGCACCACCAACGACAGTGCCTACAACTGGAACAACAGAACCGATAGCTGCACCTGCTGCAGCACCTTTAAGTGCTCCAGCTGCACCACCAGCAGCCATACCAATACCCTTGCCTGCTGCTCCACCTTTTTCTACGGTGGCTTGTTGGTCTACTTGTTTTGTTAGTTGGTTAGCTTCGCCTTGTGTGATCTCACCAGCTTCAAGTTTAGCTTGAATGTCATTTTTAGCAGCGTCTTGTTTATCACTTGCTGCAGTCCATCCTTGATAACCTTCGTATGCACCTGCACCAACTGCACCTATTGCAGCTAAAGGTCCAGCACGTTTCAATAGGAAGTTACCTGCAGCTTTAGCTCCAGTCATTAGACCACGACCTGCTGTCTTGGCTATCTTTCCAAGTTTGCCTGCACGACCACCAAGCATGTCCATCAAACCAAGACCGCCAGCTTCTTCTGCGGCAGCAGCTGGTTGTTGATTACCGCCAGACCCAGAGAGACCACCTTTGAGTGCTCTTGTGTTTTCTTCAATCTTAATTAGAAGACCAGTTTGCTCAGCAACCATACGGTTCTGTTCTAGCATAGCCTCTTCGTTAGTCGCAGAAGATAGTGCACCTGCAGTTGTGCTAGATGCACCGAGAGCAGAACCTTTAGCTTTTACCTGTTGTTCTGTAGCTGTCTCTGGTTTTTCTTTGACTCTTCCAGTCTTAGGATCGAACCCTGCTGGTCTTAGGCTTGGGTCATTCTTTGCTAGTTCTGCTGCAAGTTGCGCTTGTTTATCTAACAAGCCACTGCGTTTCATACCAGATTCAGTAGCACCATTTGATCTAAGTCTAGCGATCTCTTTTTCATTCTTGCTAATCTCGTATTGAATGCGTTGCTGTTCGTCGAACTGTCGCGCGAAAGTTTCACGGCTACCGAAAGTGTTACCTTGAGTCTTTAGACGTTGATCAATGTAGTTCTTCTTTGCTTCACCACGGTCAAGATACTCAGAGAAGATACCTCCAGAGTTTCTTGGAATGATGCCAGACTTGTCAAGGAATCCACGCATCGTGAAGAAGTCTTTGACGCCTTCTTTGAAGTTTTCTACACGTGGACGTAGAGTGTTAAACTGTCTGCGCTCTACTGCAGTTCCAGTTATCTTGCCGACTTCTTCTTGATTCAGCGATCTTGAAGCTACGGCTTTAGTTGTCTTTTGGAGTTCCCCAAAGAGTTTGATGACGTTACTGTTTAGACCATCTCCAGTTTTGTCATTCAGAGCCTTTACGTTCTTGTTTAGAGCCTGCAGCTGCTCTTCAACACGATCACCGTCTTCGTCGATGCGCTTTTCTTCGAGCAGCTGAGCTAATTGGATGACCTTGTTCTGCTTAGAGTCAGATTCTAATCGAGTCAAAAGCTCTGTTTGTTTCTTTAGGAGTGCTTCCATTATTGGTTACTCTTTAACCTTTGTTTTTCTTCTTCTAAATGTTGGACCAATAAGCTAACATAGATCTCACGCTCGAACGGCATCATATTTTCCAACTCTTCTAGAGAATATTTATGGTATTGCATCAATGCAAAGTTGGTTTTATAGAGGTTGAACGTCGACTCGTGACAAAGGTTCATTAAAAAAAATTGTTTAGACCCTCTAGAGTCTTTTCGTGCTGCTTCGAGCAAACTGGGCAGCGATAAGACACTTTTTGTTGTAACTTGGGCATGGTTTCAAAGAAATTTTCAATCTTAGCGAACTGTTCGGCAGTTAGATTGTTGATAAAGTCCATCAATTCCTCTTTGGACTGCTCTTTAGCGTAGTAAACCTCAGAAGTATCGTAGATATAGTCAATACATTCAGTGATAATGTCAAAAACCAAGTCAACTTCACTGCTCACATCGCCTAATTTCTCAATGTTTTTGACTACGTTGATGTTTGGGTACTTCATACAGACGCCAACATCGCCAAATAGCTCAATTTTTGCTGTATGACCTGGAAATTCTTCAACTTTCAGCTTAGTGATGTCGATAGAGATCTTGACTTTGGCTTTTTCGTCGTCGCAAGTATCGCAGTAGAAGAATAGGTCAACAATTTCACCTACAGACTTAGCGCGAATCTGGCTAAAGATGTACTCAAGGTCAAATACTGCCAATCTATCGACGTCTACTGGTGTTTGAGAGCAAGTTTTGATGACTTGTTTCAATGTATCAACCATAACGAGAGCATCTTCAGACTGCTGTGCTAGAAGTAGAGCCTTTTGCTCTTTAACCAGAAACGGTCGATACTTCAATTGTTCTTTAGTCGATGGCACCTGTAGCGTGTAGATTGGGGCTTGTTGCATTGGTAAAGCCATACTATTATTC